TTTACCCCGATGGTCTTCAACGAGATGCCACGATGCCTCATCACTGTTGAAAACAGCCACAAAGCCAGCAGGAATATCTGGTGGTGCAATATCGGTACTGTTTGCTGGCAGACCTGTATGAGGCGGAATATATGCGTCACCTTCACCAATAAATTCATTAGTTCCGGCCAGCAGATTATAAATTTTTATGGTCCGTGCTTGTTCACTCATTCTGAATGCCATTATGCAAGCCTCACAATATAGTTAAATGCGATGTTTTTGACGGTGTTTTCCGCGTTACCCGCAGCGTTAACGGTGATGGTGTGTCCATGTGAACCAATCGCAACGGAGTGCGTATGCGCACCAATACCTACAGTATGTGCATGTGCGCCAGAACTTGCTGCAGTACCAGACAGCGAGTGGGTATGAGCACCTGCTGACTGTGTCTGAATACGTTGATAATACGATCTATAGGAAGAAGTCTCCGGGCTTACTTGATACTGTGAATTCTGGACATAAGTGAACCCACCGCCATCATAAAATGCTAACGCAGAACCGCCGCCTCCTGGCCAACGAATACCATTACCATGAGTATGAACACCGGCAGACCCCGTAGAGCCACTCAGACTGTGCGTATGCGCCCCGGTGTTATTCGTGGATTTAGTGCCGTAATCAAACGACGATGTGGTTTTCGTCCCCAAATCCGTACTGGATGCGCTGGCGCTGTGGGTGTGCGATTTAATGCCGTCCTGTTCCTGAGACAATACGGCCCGGCCACTGGCGGGGTTGCCCTTGATTGTCCAGCCGCGCATATCTGGAATAACACCTGAAGGATAGGCAATAGCCAGTTTCGGATATGCTGCCTTATCAAACGTCTGCCCCTGCATGATTGCATAACCTGCAGGTGGTGTATCTGATGGCCACGGCAGCGGAACACCTGGCGGAAACGCTTCAATATTTGCCGAGCCGTCAAATTTTACGCCGTTAATTGTCCTTGCAGTTTGCAATTTGGTTGCTGTGCTTGCATTACCCGATAAAGATCCAGTGATACCACCACTCGCGTTTAATTTAGTTGCAATTGTAACATTGCCAGTATGGTTACTAATTATAAACGGCCTTAAGCTATTGTGCGTACCAAGACTGTTACCCGAATCTGTCAACATAAAATATGTGTTTGATCCATCATTTCGGATAAAGAATCCATAGTTGCCATAGGCAATACGCAGACCATTTGCTGACCTTGAAATAACCTCACCAGCAGCAGTTAAACCACCTGAAAGAGTCCCTCCAGTTAATGCCAATGCCCCAATATTTGAAGGGGTCAATGTGATATTTGCACTACCATCAAATGACACACCGTTAATCGTTCTGGCTGCCTGAAGTTTCGTGGCGGTCGCAGCATTACCTGTAGTGTTTTGATTACCGGTAGCGTTGACTCCAGGCAAGTTGATATCTGCCGATCCATCAAATGCCACGCCCCCAATCTTACGTGCTGTCTTGATCTTGGTCGCAGTATCTGCGTTTCCGGTCAAATTACCAGTAACACTACCACCAACTTTTAGTCCATTACCGATGGACACCAACCCTGATCTTAAGTTTATAGAGAATGGTCTTAATGAACCGATGTCTCCATTTTCCCCCTCCCCTTCATTAGTCGGAATAAGATGAAGATGATCTTCGGAACGCCTAAAAATAAGGCCAAAGGCTTGGTTGAATATTCGAAGAGCATTTATCGTGCTGATTTTTAACTGCCCTCCCATTGTGTCGCCAGTTTTTTGAACTGAACTATCTTTAACAGTTTTAACTGCCTTTGGCGTTGCCGCCAGCTTTTCACTGGTGCTGTTTGTTGCACTGCTGAGCTGTACTATCCCCTTTTTCGTCGTGCTCGCATCCTCCAGCGCCACGGCGGATGCAATATCCTCTGCCCGTTTTGCTGCTGTCTCGGCGCGCGTTGCCGCGGATTCAGCAGCAACTTTGCTCTGAGATGCAGCCGTCGCACTGCCTGCCGCCTCTGATGCTTTCGTTGTTGCTGTCGTGGCACTACCTTTCGCTGCTGACGCTTGTCTGGTCGCCTCATCTTTTGAAGCAGACGCAGATGATGCCGATGACGCCGCTGAACTGGCTGACGATGCGGCTGCCGCCTTAGAGGAAGCAGCATTGTCTGCTGAAGTCTTTGCATTTGTTTCAGAGGTTTTTGCTGCAGAAGCAGACCTCGCTGCTGCAGTGGCTTGCTCAGTGGCTTTGCCAGCCTTCGTTGTGGCTGTTGAAGCGGATGATGCGGCGCTTTCTGCCGATTTTCCGGCGGCGGTGGCACTGGCTGAGGCCTGCCCGGCACTTGTTGACGCGGCACTGGCAGATAATGCAGCCGCTGTTTTTGAACCTGCCGCAGCTGAGGCGCTCTGTCCCGCTGCTGTTTCAGAAGACTTAGCGTTCGTCTCGGACGTTTTTGCCGCCTTCGCGGAATTTCCTGCCGCCGTTGCCGAGGAAGCTGCACTACTGGCACTTGATGATGCATTCGTTTCTGAAGATTTCGCTGCCTCTTTTGAGGCCGCCGCACCCCGTGCCGAGGTGGCAGCTTCTGACGCCTTCGTGGTCGCTGTGGATGCAGAAGTGGCTGCCGATTTTTGTGATGCTGCGGCATTCGTTTCTGACGTTTTCGCGGCACTGGCGCTGGTAGCTGCCGCGCTTTTTGATGACTCTGCAGCAGCAGCACTTTTTGCTGCTTCACGGGCCTTTGTCGATGCCGTTCCTGCGCTGGAAGACGCTGACTGAGCCGACGACGCGGCCTGTCCGGCTGACGTGCTGGCGGCACGTGCTGAGGCTGCAGCATCGGTTGCATGAGTTGCCGCCTCGCTGGCTGATGCACTGGCATCGCTGGCTGATTTTTTCGCGGCTGCCGTATTCTGTGCAACCGCGGAGGCGTTACGTGACACCTCTTCCACCATCTGCTCAAAGCGGCGCAGTGCCTCCGGTCGGACATCATCCTCCGTCATGGCACCGAGAAAATCATTCAGCGTACCTGGTCTGGAACCTTCATAGACGGTAATGGTCCCGGCATGTGAAGGCGGAAAACCTTCAACCAGCAGGGTGACGCTGTACTGACCATGCTCAACATCCATGCTGTAACGTCCGGCTTCATCCGGATTTTCAGAGGCCACCGTGTTCACCACCACCGTGCTGCTGGTTCGTCTGGCCTTCAGCACAATGGTGCAGTTCTGTACTGGTTTTCCTGTGCCATCTTTAAGCACGCCAGAAATTTTTACTGTCATACTTTTCCACCAATAAAAAAAGCCCGCAGCAGTGACGCCACGGGCTTCAGGACAGTGTAACTTTACGTTTCCTCAAACGCAGTTCACCCCATAAGGTGGATGAACCTGCGTATCATAACAATATTTACAGAAGATAAATCGGCGTCTGTTGTCAGAAACGGTATCCGATACCAACAATAAATGCATCCGTTCGCCAGTCGCCACTACCGGAACCTTCATAAGCAAGGTCAATGGTCACGGATTCGGTCGGGTTAAACTGCACGCCAGCCCCCCACGCCAGAGACGTGTTGCTGTGGCGACCGTCATCACTTCCGGTCAGCACATCGTGCGTTTTCCCCTTGTTGTCAGTTACGCGGAGATAATCCCCGGAGAAAGTCGACACACGGCTGTAAGCCACACCCGCCATCGCATACGCGCTGAACCATTCATTCACGCGTACAGACGGCCCCGCCATCACGCTGAACCAGCGGTTACGCACGGAATCTTCATGCCAGCGGGTATCGCTGTAGCGCGTTTTTTGCTCATCCTCAGCATTGGCATAACTGAAGGACGTAATCAGCCCCAGCGCGTCCGTAAACTCATAACGGTATTTCACGTTAATCCCGTTCAGATCATCACTACCGGGAACGTTCGTCGAGGCATGGAGATACCCCGCGCTCAGCGTGGACTGATGTTCTGCTGCACTCGCTGGCGTAGCAGCGGCGACCTGCCAGACTACTGCGGACAAAATAACAGCACATAATTTACGCATAATTACCTCTCGCTTTTCTGCAATAAAAAAGGCGCCATTTCTGGCGCCCGTATCTGGGTTATAAAATTCAGCTAATCGTGATGCCTGCAGTGGCTTTCTTCATCACCACAACCAGCAAATCGCTGATACTTGCTGTGGGATACCAGTTATTTACCAGCCATGCTGACACCGAAAACTCCAGTGTCATGTGACCGTGACCGGCAGGCATATCAATAACACCACTGTAAATCAGCGTATTATCCAGCGCGGTACGGTTATAAATTTCAGCACCGTTTTTCCGCACTATCAGACGGCATGAGGAGTAAATATCAGTATGCTCTTTCTCATGTTTAGCGCCGCTGAATGCCACCGCCGGAATAACAATCTGCCGGTCAAACGGCTGATCGTCATAAACCCTGACGGTAATGGTTCCTGATGGCCACCGCTCCGGTGCACGGGAGTCCCGGGGGAAAGCTTTGCCCACTGTTTTAACGAGATCGCCTTCAATCTGGTTCGCGGACAATTTTCCCAGAACCCGACAGTTCTCGTTAATCGTGACGTTGTTGAGCGTCCCGGAGTTCGCATTCACGTTACCGCTGATATCGGCATTTTTCGCCGTCAGCCGCCCGTCCGGTGTCAGGGAAAATGCCGGAGGATTACCGCCGCTGGTAATGGTGGGAGCCGTCAGATATTTCAGGAACACTTCATTCATAAATATCTGATCGCCCTGACCAACAAACATCGGCTTTGTGTTGCCATTCGCAGGATTAATCATCGCAATCCTGTCTGCCGCCAGCAGCACCTGACTCTGCATTCCTGCTGGCGTATTCTCAATACCGGCACCGATACCCGCAATATAAAGGCGTCCGTCCTGCATCTGCTGCAGTTTCACGGCCCACATGCTGTTCAGGTTATTATTTGTATCAACCTGAACTTTCTGTATCTGCTGGATTGCCGCACTCTGATTTTCCAGTTTTTTATTGACGGTCTGCGTGATTTCATTGCTGACATTCGTAATGGACGTCCTGATTTCAGCCAGGTCCGGCGCAAGCTGACCGTTATCAATCTGCGTCCACAGCTCCTGGGCCAGATGTGTTTTCCCGATTTCTCCTTTGAAAAAATCCAGGTAACCTTCCGCATCATCGCTCGCCCGACCGACAGCCTCCACGAATGCCGATTTGCCAACAGTATTCACACTGCGGATATAAAAATAATAATCATGGCCCGGTTTGATATTGATACTGGCAGCTATCCAGTACAGCGCCGAGCCAAGATAGCGGGCTGCGGTTTCAACCTGCCTGATATCCGCAATCCGCTTTTCCGAGAACCAGAACTCAAACTGTACCGTCGGGTCATAAACGGCAAGATGTGGCGTTGCGGTTATCTGAAAATAGCCCGGCGTCAGCTCAATCCGCGACGGTGCTGCCGGTGCGGTAATCCGGAAGGTGGTGGTGGCAGGTTCACCCTGCTGGCCATAGCTGTTTATCGCCCGCACCGTCAGGGTGTATTCCCCGAGCGGCAGGCCGCTGAAACGGTGCTCCGTGTCTGCGGTGATGGCGGTGGTCACCAGTCTGGCATCCGTTCCCTTACCACTGGTCAGGCGCAGACTGAAGCGCACACCCTTCACCACCCGCGGCGTGTCCCATTTCGCCTGCGCCAGATACTGGCCGTCAGCTGCGCTCACCTCCACCGTCAGGTGCTGCACTGCCGGTGGGATAACGCTGTTCAGGGTGCCTGACTGCGGCTCAAAGCGGGCCCCGTTATCCACGATGGCTTCTTTTTCAGGTACGTGCTGCACCGCCGTGATGGCGAACGTGCCGTCCGTGTTTTCCCGGATGGAGACACAGCGGAACAGGCGACGACGCAGTGACGGCAGGGAGAGTCCCCACACCCCGTATGTCTCCACACCATCCGGCAGGGTGCTGACCTGTATCCGGTCAGGCGCGGGGTGTGCGGTGATGGCCACGCTCGCCGGCTTACCGCTGCCGTTAATCAGATTAACAGTGGCCGTGCCGGTCTCCGGCAGTGTCACCTCCCGGTCCAGCGTCAGGGTACGGCTGGCGGCATCGATGGACAGGACACGTCCGCCGGTCATGGTCCCGGCATAGTCGTTATCACAGATTTCAATGATGTCACCGGGTGTGTGACGCAGCCCCTGTGACCCAAGCGTGAAATCCACCGTCTGCGTTTCCAGCAGTTCGGTCTTTATCACCCACAGCCCGGCACGGTGGGCCTGACCGCGGCTGGTACAGCCGAACGCGTCCATCTTCAGCAGGTTGCGTCCGTAGCGCAGTATGGCTTCCGGGTCTTCCACCAGTTCCGTGGAGGTCTGCCAGCCGTTCTGCGGGTCGGTGTAATTCACCTCCACTGCCGTGTGCCGGTCCTTCAGGGCACTGAAGCTGTAGCGGAAACCCACGCCGTTATCATCCACCACCACATCGCTGTTGGTGTACGGCCACACCACATCCGACGGACGGTCCTGAACGAACGTCAGCGTCTGGCCGTTCCATACCGGCATACAGCGCATCGCAGAGCAGAAATCACTGAGAACGTCCCACACCTTACGCTGTTGTGCCAGGTACGCATTAAAGGTCATCCGCGGCTCGGTCCCCCCGAAACCATCCGGGACCGTCTGGTCGCAGTACTGCCCGATGGCATACAGCGCCCACTTGTCCACATCCGCCGCCCCCAGACGTTTTCCCATGCCGTAGCGCGGGTGAGTCAGCATGTCCCACAGACACCAGGCCGGGTTGTTGCTGTATGCCGGTTTCAGGCTGCCGTCCCAGATACCACTGTACGTGCGTTTTTCCGGGTCATAGTTTGACGGCACCTGGATGATGCGACCGCGGATATGGTAGTTCACCGTCATCTGCTGGCCGCCGAACTGCTCCGCATCCACCTGCAGCCCCACAATGGCCGTGTTCGGGTAGCACTGTTTCACATCGATGATTTCGGTGTATGACGACCACAGCGTCTTATTCTGCAGCTGGTCCGTGGTGCTGTCCGCCGTCTCCCTGACCATCCGGATGTTAAAGGGCCGGGGAGGCAGATTATCCAGAATCACCGAGGCCAGGAACTGCGAGGTGGTCTTGCCGTTAATGGTGACATCCTTTTCCGTCACCCAGCGGCCATTACGCTGTAACTGAATCAGAATCCGGACAGAGGAAGGATTACGGTCGCCCTTTGACGTGGTCTGCACCAGTGACTGCACCCCGAAGGTAACCCGCAGGCGGTCAATGTTCGCGGACGTAATGGTGCGCGTCACCGGTTTTGCCTTCGTCACTTCCACGCCCAGTCCGGTTTCAGCACCGGAGGACTCAAAGCCTTCCGGTGGTGTCTGCTCCTGCTCCCCGGCGCGCCAGACCGCCGTCACACCGTGTATCACGGGATTACCGTCCGTGTCCGTCAGCGGGGTTTTGTTCACCAGGATACTCTGCAGTCCCTTCACCGGACCTTCTATCGGTCCCTCACCAATCGCATCAATCACGCTCATCATCTGCGTGGATTTGAGATTATCCTTCGCCTCACGAGGCGTGTGTGCCTTACCGCCACCTTTTCCCATACAGCCTTCCCCTGAATAAATTAACCGCCACTTGCCATTCCGTACAGAAGTCGGATATCCTTCGCCCGAAAAGCATGAAACACATTTCTGCCATGCTAAAGAGAAACCCCGGTATCAGCAGATACCGGGGTTTTCTTTCATGCCCACCGATAATCCTGTTGGTTAAAACCGGTAATGGCATAAAAATTCTGAATATCTTCACATTTTCACACACTGACTGTGGCGCTTATAATTTCGCTGCGTTAGTGTTTTTTTGCCCGAGTAACAAAAACAACTCCTTAACATTGATCTTCATTTGTCTGTCCCCGCAGCTCCGCGATCACTGCGGGATTTTTTTATGTTTTATCCCTGTCGCCCGATAACCACGACCGTTCCGCCCCCGCCTTCATCACGGGTGCTGATGTCCTGGGATATACGGCGGGAGCCAACCAGCATTTCCCCGTAAGGCACCGGCATCGGGTTCCCCTGGGCAATCATGTTATCCAGCGAGGAAAAGTACGTGTTCTGTCTGCCGTTATCCGTTGCGCGGTAATCCGGTGTTTTTGCCTTCGGGGCCAGCATCTGGGCCACACCGCCCAGAATCATGCTGGCTCCAAGTGAAAACAGCATCGTGGTGGCAGAAAAACCACCGGCTGCCAGGGCTGAACCCCATAACGCCATTGATGCCCCGGCAGTGAAGAAAGAGCCCACGATGGCTGCCGCCCCCAGCACAATCTGCAGTCCACCCTTTCCGGCCCCGGCCAGTCGCGGCACAATATGGATGACCGTTCCCTCACCCAGCTGTTCATGAAGACGGGCGTACACCGCCTCCGGTGCCGTGTCATAACCGGCAATACGTATCTGGTACCAGCCTTCGTTCATCTGACGGCGAAAGCCCGGCACCTGTAACGACAGCGCCCGGATGGCTTCCGCTGCCGTGTTCACATACAGGCTGAGGCGGCGGCCAAATCGTTGTAAATCCCCGTGAAGGCAGATGCGTGCCAGTGGCGGTGACGCCAGACAGAATGCGTTCGTCGTTGCCATTTTTCGGAATACCTCTCCCGTTTACTCAGTTGTTCAGGCAGATGGTGAAGCAGCTCACCGTTGCCGCAGTAAATGGCGGCATGGTTCGGTACCGAAGCACCAAAGCAGCACAGCAGAATATCGCCCGCCTGTGCAGAGGACAGGGGCACCCGGTAAAAGCCGGTGACCGCCATATTGTCCAGGTAAAGGTTCTGACCGTTGCGCCACCAGTCATCCTCGCGATGAAAATCCGGCATTTCAGTCCCCGCCAGATGATAAGCATCCCGGAACAGCGTGTAACAGTCCGTCACCCCGTGCTCAAAGCGCCGTCCTGTCAGATGTGGCACACAGCGGAATTTGTGAATGTCACCCCGGCAGACCAGCCACCAGGGCAGTGCGCTTTTTATCTGCAGCCGCCGGTCAGCCTCGCTCAGCCAGGGCAGCCCACCGGGATGACTGTGGACCAGTGCCACAATCTCCCCCTGCATCTCTGCCCGCAGCCAGTCTTCCGGTGCGATACGAAAATACGCCTCCGGCTCTGCAGAAATATTCACACAAGGGATATACCACTCCCCCTCCGGCGTGCTTATCACGAAGCCGCACGACTCCGCAGGCGCACACCGCCGGGCATGCGCCAGAATCGCTGATTCAGTCTGTGTCATAAACCGGGATTTACTGCGAAAGTTTATTAATGGAAAGGAAACCGCCAAAATTGCCGACATTCCTGCGCAGTTCACACCCGCGCATGCACTTGCTGCATCTGTCCTTACGGATATCCGTGGTGGGGTTGTCGAACTCATCCGCCACCGCAGGACCGTTATACCCGCATTCATCTCCCCGGTAATCCCACATACAGGTGTTCGCCAGCATGATGCGACCGGGAAACAGCGCCCCATCCGTCTCGGTCGGTGTAGCCAGCACAAACGAGGCCGTCATGGCTGTCAGCTGCGACATCTGCTCCACCACCCAGCGGTCACTCAGCTCCTGCTCCGGGTCCGCCTCCGGATTGCCCGCAACGAAATTCACCGCATCCAGAAAACGGGCATACACCCGGCGGCGGACCACCGTGGCCCCCACCAGACTCTGCAGGTCTTCCGCCATCCCGGTGACCAGACCGAACAGATTGGACACCGTCAGCGACGGTCTGGCACTGCTGCCCTTCCCGCTCATCTCAAAACCGCTGCCGTCAATCGGGTATGCCTGATATTGCCGCCCCTGCCAGGTGACCGGCTCCCCTTTTTCATTCAGCTCATTACAGAAAAAATACCGCTCACCGCCCTGTACCGTCAGGTCGATTTCCCAGAGTACCACCCGCGGTGACTGCTCTGACTTAACCGACTCGTTCAGACTTTCTTCGCGAATATCCTGCATCAGTTCACCACCTGCTCAATCGTACAACTGAAATCACTGTGCCTGGCGTTATCTGTGACGCTCCACTCCCGGCACACCACCCTCACCGTCAGGTTATGTTTCGGCGGTCGCCACAAAAAGGCACGGTAACCACCATGCCACGATAAAAATTCATCCAGCCAGCGCCGGGTTGGTTCATCCGTCACCCGGAACACCGCCTGAAACGTCTTCAGTCTGGCATTAAGTCCCGTCGGTCGGCGCTGTTCATAACCGTCACCAAACCGAACCCTCACCACCGACGGTTTCTCACTCACCTGCATCCCTTCACGCGGGACCAGATGCAGCGTTTTTATCTCAGCCACTCAGCATTCCTCCGTCACGTCGCATGGACAGCATCACCGCCTGCACCCGCTGGTCAATCAGCTGCACAAGACTGCCTGCCGCCTCCGCCCCTATCTGTCCGTTAGCCCCGTCATTCTGAATGGCGATGTGGTAGACCGGGGAATACACCAGACCGGCACTGCCGTTCATACTGCCCACCGCGCGTACGCCCAGCGAGCCATCCGCCGCCCGGGTCAGGGGCATAATGGCTTCAGGTCCGGCTTCCCCCATCAGCCCGGCCCCTTTTGCAAACGCAAAGTACGTGGGCGTGTCCACAATGCTGTTGCTGTACGCACTCAGGTTTGCCGAGGTATACACGCCGCCTTTTGCATTGGCCACCGCACCGCCCAGCCAGTCACCAATGCTGCCAATAAATCCTCCCGCACCGGACATACCGTTTGCCGCCGTCTTAATTCCGTTGACAATCGCGGCATTCATAAGAACTTTTGAGATTTCCTGCAGTACGGATGAGGCCCAGTTGCGCCATTCCACTTTGTTTCCGTTCAGCATCTCCGTGATGTTATTCACCATCCCTGAGATACCCTCCGTCGCAAGCTGTGCTGCCTGTGAGGCGTAATCGGATGCATTGTCCACCCAGTTACTGAGCCCCTCCTGCAAGCCTTTCTGCCAGTCCGCACGCTGCGCATCCGATTCGGCATAAAAGGCTGCCTGGTCCTTAAGGCGTTCGCTCAGATACTGCGCGTTCTGTGCCCGTGCCTGTCTGTAAAAATCCTCACTGATATCCCCGGTCTGATACTGAGACTGAAGGTCCGCATCCTTCTGGCGGAAGCTGTCGCGGATCTGCTGCAACTCCCGCATGCGTTCCCTGGCTCGTTCTCCCTGCCCGTATCCCAGCAGTTCGGCTTCATTTGATGCACGCGCAGCCACATTATCATTCTTCAGGGTCTCTTCCCGGGATCGCAACTGTTCCCGGATTTTTTGCTGGTCAATCAGGGCCGCGTTACGCAGCAGTTCCTGCTTCTGCATCTCCGTCAGGGTTTTCAGTTCGCCCTGCGCAGTCTGGTACTTCAGCTTCGCCAGCTCTGTATTCTGACCCGCCAGTGCCAGTTGCTCTTTCTGCTGCTTCAGTAGCCGGGAAAAACTGTCTTCCGCTTTTTCCGTCTCTGATTTTCCACCCCGGGATTTAGGTTTGTTCGCCTCGTTATTACGCCAGGCTTCCAGAGCATTACTGATATAACGCTGTCTCGCCTCCTGATACGAATCCCCCACAAAACCAAGGTCATCCGCCGCATACCCCAGCCGGGCACGCTCTTTTTCCTCCCCCTTCAGTCGGGACAGGGCCAGCTCACGTTCTGTTTTTGTCAGGGCGCTCTGCTGTTTATCATCCAGGGTGGCCTGCGGCAGCCGTAACGGTACATTCACCAGTCCCTGACGCTGCTGAAGCAGTTCATTCCCCAGCCCCAGCAGACGGTTGAATTCCGTATGCTGACCGTTCATAACCAGCATGGACTGGTACACCTTATTCTGCTCTGCCGCCTGCTGACGAATTAACGCCACACGACGGTCTTCCAGCCCGGCAAGCACATCCTGAATGGACTGCGCTTTTTCCTGCATCTGTGCCAGACGGGACTGCTCAACGGCAAGCTGCTCTGTTGCCTGAGAAAGCCCTTCCGTCACGGTCTTCACCGATGTCAGATGGTTTATCATGAATCCGTCACCGGTTGTCCAGCCAGGGTTAGCCAGAACATACTGATATCCAGCGATTTTTTCCTGCAGGGATTTCACCCGGCTGGCCTGTTCATCAATCAGCCGGTTCTGCTCTGCCAGCGCCGCCCGTGTTCGTCCTTCATTATCTGAGGCTTCAGGCAAAGACATTGACGGCGTTTTATGCGCGATTTCATCTATCGTCAGTGCATACTGGCGCGCTGACTCCCTGGCCTGCTCCTGATTCTGGTACAGCGTATACCATGCTGCTGCCCCCAGCATCACCAGTCCGGGTACGCCACCAACCAGTCCCAACGCACCAGTCATCAGACGTGAGCCCACCGCCGTTGTACTGTTCAGCTCATTCTGGGCTGCGGTTCTGGCAGCAATATTTCTGTTCAGGCGTTCCTGTGTGGCCGCCAGACGGGCTTCTGCAGCAATCTGCATCTCCGTCCCGCGGGCTGCCGCCACAGCCTGCTGTGCACGGTACACGGCTGCCCTTGCCCGCGCCGTGGCAATCTGCGTCCCCCTGAGCTGTGCTTCCGCCAGTGCCACTTCATTACGTGCTGCCGTCACAAGTCCTGCCGTGGCAGACACCGCTCCGGAGGCCATATTGCCAAAGTACCGGGCAACCCCGACGGCAACCAGCGCCCCCGCGGCTGTTGCCACATTATCAATATTACCGGCAACACCGTTCAGCACGCCGGAGAGCGTTTTCGTCGCTCCGCTGGCTTCATTCGCGCCACCCACCCAGGCCATAAAGGCGTTTTCCACCTTTGTGATCCCGTCAGAGACCGTTTCCGGCATGGCGGCATATTCATCACGCAATACCCCCAGCTGGCTGATTAACGCAGGAACGACTTTATCCGCCGTCAGTTTGCCGTCGTCCGCCATCGCCTTAAGGTCTTTACGGGCCACGCCCATACCCGCAGCCAGTGCACGTACGATCCGGTCTCCGCTTTCATTGACCGAATTAAATTCCTCACCGCGTAACACACCCTGTGCCAGCGCCTGGCTGAACTGGGTGATCACCGAGCCCGCCTCTGCCGTACTGGCACCGGAGATTTTCAGCCCCGTGGAAATGGCCTCCGTCACCTTCAGCACATCATCAGCACTGTAACCATATTCACGCATTGAGGCTGCCGAGCGGGCAAACAGGGCCGCATTATCTGAAAATGCCGTGCCCGTCCGCTGGCTGATATCCATCAGCACTTTCTGTGATGACGAAAATTCATCGGATGACTGCGACGCCTGTTTCAGTCGGGCATTCACGGAACTCCATTCATCGGCCAGAGAAATCAGGTGTCCGGTGGCAAAGGCACCTGCAAATGCCCCCGCCGTTCCGGCAGCTGAAGCGCGGATTTCCGTCAACTGGCTGTTCAGCTCAGCCAGGGCGCGTCGCTGCTCCCGGGCGACTGCGGCAGCCTGACGCCCGCCATTCTGCAGGGTCCGGTAATATTCACTGCCCATGCGGGAAGCCCGCTGGATCTCCGACTGGAATGACTGCGAATTTGCCGAAATTTTGATAATCAGTTCACGTAACGTCGCCATTCACCTTTCTCCGGGCGTAAAAAAACCGCCTCAGCGGTTCTCATCATTCATGACTGTGCTGCGAAGCTCAGCGCGTCTTCCAGCGCCGCAAACGGATCCACCTCCGGCTTATCCTCATCCTCGCCCCAGCAGAGCATGGCGTCCTTCAGTGCAACATTCATCCCCTGTGCCCCAAAAACCGCTTTCACGATCTGTGCATTACGGATATCCCCGCGCTCATCACCCAGCGGGGATACCCTGTCGAACTCCATCCACATCATCGCCTCGCTCACACTCAGGCTGTGCCGCAGTTCGGATAAGGTGCGCCCCAGACGGAGCGCAAGTCGCATCAGAAAGCGAATTTCCGGGCGGGCTACTTTTTTCTGGCCGACTCTGCATCAGCGATCAGTTCCAGTGCCTGACGCAGCAACCGGGCATGTACCGGACCATAGACGGCCAGCACCTGCTCACGGTCGTCCGGAGCGAACACCCGCTGCAGATCCGTATCACACAGGACATCGCAGAACAGCGTCACATCCGCTTCCAGGTTACGGCGGGTTTTCGCCACCACCGACAGGGTATCGTCATCCTCTCCATCACCATTGAGCACTTCCTGCCACAGATACCAGGCCTCTGCCGAAGGCTCCCGCAGCACCACGCTGACATTACCCCATTCCGGCACCTTCACCGTTTTATGACGAAACCCTGACAGTCTGGCCAGCGCCAGCGTTTTCAGATCCTTTTTCATGATGACCCATCCCCTTATCCGGCGGCTGCGCTCACTGTCACGGTGCATTCAACAGACGTCACACTCTGTGCTTTCTCTGCCGAATCGGTCACCACGCAGGTATATTTCCCCGCATCAGCGGACTGCGCTCCTGGCTTACTGAAGGTGTCTGTCGTCTGCCCGTCAACCGGCTGACCATCCTTCTTCCAGGCGTATTTATACGGCGGCGTTCCCCCGTTGGCACTGACTGACATTGTCAGCAGCGCACCTGTATTCACGGTAAGTGTTTTATCCAGATTTTTCACAAACGCCAGCGGTACCACAAAGGACACCGGTTTGCCTTTCATACGCAGTGAAAACGTTGCTGCCACCACGCCGTTGGTACCGGATGACCAGGTGTGCTGACGCACTTCCGCCAGGAACTTAAAGCCCTTACCGGACGGAAACAGCACCTTAAACGCATACAACGCGTCATTGTCATAGGCATCACGCAGGGCGTTCTGGGCCTGATTCAGATAAAAATTACCCGACATGGAAATCTCAGACGACGCCCCCAGACCGTTGATGTTCTCCTGCTCGGTGGAGCAGAGCGTGGTCACATCAATATCCTGTTTCTGACCGGCGGTGAACTGGACTTCCTTGATGGTGCAATCCAGGCGCAGATATTCCGCCTTATCCATAGTTTCAGCAGTCGCCGGGGCAGATGAAATCATCACCTGCGTCAGCTGTGAGCGTTCATACAAAGCAGACATTCTGCCTCCTGATAATAAAAAACCCGCACGCGGCGGGGTATGGTTTTGTAGAAAAAAGAAAAAGTCACACCGTGACCTGAAACTCCAGGGTTGCACGGTAACAGCGGTTTTCCGGAATATAGTCCTGCATTTCACTGACGGATCCCGGGGCCAGCAGCATTATGGCTTCACGGGCGTCCTGACGTATCTGACGCGCCTGCGTCACAGTCCCGGCATAAACGTCTATCTGCACCGACACTGAGGACTCCGCCTGCCCGCCCATCACGTCCGCTGACACCGATGAAATCAGGCTGAAAACCACCCACGGAAGCGCCACCGACGGCCTGCCATCCAGCAGGGGGACCACATACGGGTACCCCTGCCCGCCGGCAAGATGCGCCAGATGAGGATACAAATCCGCCTCCGTCATCGTCTCAGTACCTCATCAATGGCCCGGTTCATCCGCGCAATCGCCACCTGAGCTGCCTGTTCACTGCGCACATCAAACGCCGGGCGCACAAACGGGTGCGGTGGCATATTCACAGTCCCCATTTCCACAAACCGCCAGTAGAAAGCATTGCGCGGGTTATCCGCCTTCATGGTGTTATCGCTGTTACCGGTGTCCGGATTAACACCACGGATATGGACACCGGATTCCATCCCGCCATCGCGGGAGCGCCGGGAAAGGATCACCACATTGCGGCGCAGTTTTCCCCTGCGTACCGGTGCCCGTGACACCACTTCTTCTTTCAGCACATTCGCACCCGCACGGGTTGCCTCACGCAGCACCCGGTTATTTTCCGCACCACTCAGAAGCTGCAAATCGCGGCTGATGTCCTCCAGCCCCGAAAAATCCAGCAGGGTTTCGATCATTTTTCCCCTCCCAGCCGACAGAGAATTTCCAGACGCCCGCCGGTCGCATCCGGCACGGGCAGCCCGACAACGTTCAGGATCCGGTCACGCCATGGACCACTCAGCACATGAAGTCGTGACGCTGCCGTGATTTCCCGACCGGACTGACCGCGCACCCAGATGCGGATTTCCGCCTGCGCCATTTCCGCACCGGACTGCATCCGCTCCCGGCTGCTCCTGCCACGGATATCCGCATGAATTTTCCCGCATGACACCCATTCTTCCGTCATTTCTCCGGCAGCGTTACGGGTTAACACCGGATTCAGAACACTTATCATCTGTGTCAGACGACCTGCAGATATTGCCATTCCCCCTCCTCATAACACCGTCGGACAACGCAAATCGTAAATCAGCACGGAAACAGAAAACGGCAGCTCCCCCTGAAGCAGTTCTTCCCGCTCCGCAAGATCCGGATTCCGGTACAGCATCCCGGTCAGTCGCATGGCAGCCCCCTTCATCCGGGTTAATGCCTCGCCCGGGATCAGTTCACCGTCCTCACGGATCACTTTATCCCGGCTGCCCTGAATGTAGGCCAGCAGCACGGCGGTAGCCTGACGAACCTTGTCCATCAGCATGTCATCATCCGCGTCATGGTCGACACGCAGATGTGCCTTGATCTCTTCCAGTGTCAGTAATGCCGTCATTTTCCGCCTCCTGCATCCCGCCCACGTTTTGCCGCCAGGGTCCAGGCTGATGAATGAGCTTCTCCGGGTTTATCTTCGGTCATACTGTTGCAGTGCCACAGCGAGCCCCCCCACGTCACCGTATCGCCGGGGTGGTAGGTTTCACCGGCTCTGAACACACCGCGGTAGAGCATCACCGGCAGGGAAAATGTTTTTTCCGTACGCTGGCCACTGCTCTGCCGGACCACCACAGAGAACAACCGCTCACCCGTCATGCTGACGTCAATATCCGCCACCCCGTCAACCAGGCATTCCCATCCCCGCATCCCGTGCGTTTTTTCATACGCCCGCCAGAGTCCGCCCTGGTGTGTGGCATACGTGCCCCGGGGAAAGGATTTTTGATCGTCAATGGCGGGGAGTATTTCCAGAGCCGTGGCATCACGCCCGTCCTGCGGAGCCGGCAGGGCACTCACCGCATCCAGAACCGCCTTCTGCAGAACATCCGGATCGTAGTCACGACCATCACGCGGAACATGAATATGGCTTACCGCCTCCTTCACCATCTGTTCAAGCATCGGACGCACATCATCCGGGGTGAGACTTTTACCGTCTGCCGGCTGCGGAATATTTGCGACCGCATCATTCACCGCCTTCTGCAGAACATCGGGATCATAGTCACGACCGTCGCGCGGAACAGGGATATGGCTTACAGCCTCCTTCACCATCTGTTCAAGCATCGGACGCACATCATCCGGGGTGAGACTTTTACCGTCCGCCGGCTGCGGAATATTTGCGACCGCATCATTCACCGCCTTCTGCAGAACATCGGGATCATAGTCACGACCGTCGCGCGGAACAGGGATATGGCTTACAGCCTCCTTCACCATCTGTTCAAGCATCGGACGCACATCATCCGGGGTGAGACTTTTACCGTCCGCCGGCTGCGGAATATTTGCGACCGCATCATTCACCGCCTTCTGCAGAACATCGGGATCATAGTCACGACCGTCGCGCGGAACAGGGATATGGCTTACAGCCTCCTTCACCATCTGTTCAAGCATCGGACGCACATCATCCGGGGTGAGACTTTTACCGTCCCCCGGCTGCGGAATATTTGCGACCGCATCATTCACCGCCTTCTGCAGTACTTCCGGATCGTAGTCACGACCATCACGCGGAACAGGGATATGGCTTACAGCCTCCTTCACCATCTGTTCAAGCATCGGACGCACATCATCCGGGGTGAGACTTTTACCGTCCCCCGGCTGCGGAATATTTGCGACCGCATCATTCACCGCCTTCTGCAGAACATCGGGATCATAGTCACGACCGTCGCGCGGAACAGGGATATGGCTTACAGCCTCCTTCACCATCTGTTCAAGCATCGGACGCACATCATCCGGGGTGAGACTTTTACCGTCCGCCGGCTGCGGAATATTTGCGACCGCATCATTCACCGCCTGCTGCAGTACATCCGGATCATAATCACGACCATCACGCGGTACCGGAATGGCCCCCACAGCGTCATCCACCATCGCCTGCAGAACCGGACGCACCTCATCCACCGTCACATGCTTCTGTAATACCGCCGACAGGGAAGTCAGTTTCTCTTCAAACGCTTGTGCCTGCGAGGCCATCTTCCCCTCAAATGTGCGCTGTAAATCCGCCAGCACTGTGGAGAATTCTTCTCCCAGTGCACGAATAATGGACAGTTCCCGTTCCGTCATTTTCTCAGTATCCCCCTGAACATCGCTTTCACCGCATCATGCTCTGTTTCACTGATTGCCTTATTACCGTCAGATGCGCCGTCAGGCAGCTGTGATGAAACTGTTTTCCCGGCAGACGCGAACGGATCCTCACGGGCATCACGACGGGACAGCGCCTCCAGACTGTAGTTCTGCTGCTGAAGATACAGTGCATCACCGCCGGCCAGGGGCGGCAGGTTCTCCCGTTTACGGGCCTCATTGGGCGTGAGAAGCGTATTTTTCACCGCATCCCCCAGCGTTTTCATGCGCCGCTCACTGTCCATTCTCAGCAGCGTGGTGACATCAAATTCTGTACTCTCGTTTTCCCCCGTTTCCAGCGCCTCATCCAGTAACAGTTCAATGGACTCAATCAGCGTCTGCAGGCACTGGGAATAATACTGCTGCTCCAGCGCCTCCACGTTGTCACTGGAAGGCGGTTGTCCCACGCCAATCTTGTAGGCCGGGACACGGAACACCGAACAGACAATTTCAGCGGTCATCTTCAGTTGTTCCACCGTCTGCGCATCCACAGGTGAAAACGTCGTGGGGTTGTATTTTGCCCCGTTGCTCAGAATGGCCGTTTTCCCCGCATTTTCGCCTGTATACCCGCTGTCCCAGTTGCTCTTCAGTTTTTTCGCATTTTCTTCCGTAATACTGCCGGGGATCTCAATCACCCCGGACGGCCTGCCGCCATTTCTGAAAAAAGACGTCGAATTTTCCTGAATATGATGCCCCTGCGTGGCCGCCAGCCCGGCGGCATACACCGGCGGCAATCCTATAAGCGGATGAAAAAAACAGTTAAACCGGTCGTGGATCACTTCCCGGGCAGGCACCGTCACCGCCTCCGTGATCCCGCAGTTCCGGTCCGGCGTGATGCGGTAGAACACCTCGCCGTCATCCGCCACCAGAGGTTCAACCCGGCTCCAGTCCAGAATACGCAGTTCTTTGATCTGCCCCCGGGCATTACGGATTTTCAGCACCACCGTATTGCCATGACGCAGTTTGGCGTTCAGCCACAGTTCAAAAAACTGGATGCGGTTCTGCTGGGCGTTGGGACGACGACAGAGGCGGGCAATATCCCCCCGGCGCGTTTCCCTGCGTATCCCATGCGCATCCGTCTGCATAAGACGCAGCCGCATTTTGGCGATATCCTGGGATATCAGCGAAATACATGCAAACACCGCATGAAAGGAGAGGACGGCTTCAGGATCGGCTTTCACGCCCTGCTGCCAGGCGCCGGAAAAGGGCTCAGCCACCGCCTGAAACAGGCTGGTCCAGCCCGCCTCTCTTACGTCACGTCCTGATTTCTGGTTTTTTCGGGTTCGCCGTAAAAGGTTCCACATTCGCCATGCTCCGCATCACGTTTCTTTTTCTGACCTGCCGGACGTCGCACCGTGATGTACTCCGCCTTTCCCAGGCGAACCAGCACCTCCGCACACGGCTGTGCCACATCACGGATATCCCCGGCCCGGGCATCATGCGTGCCCTGCAGATATCGGATCTTTGCCATAACCTGTTACGGGAGGCGCACGCCTCCCGTCCTCCTTATCAGACTCAGCCGCCGGACGCACTGCCGTAGTTCACTCCGGTGATCACCGCCACCGCCGCAGTACGGCGACGACGCCAGTTGATCCAGCGCTCCGCACGGATGGCCACGCTGCCTGTCTGGAACATGGAAACCAGCTCCACCGGGGACGGCGTGGTACTGTCGCCGGTCGGCTCAGACTGCATTTCCAGTGATGCCTCGCGGGACATATCCACTGCCACGCCGCCGTCATCCGCCAGATAAATATCCGGGGCATTCACCAGCACCAGCTGGTCACCCACGTACTGGGAGACAATCACCGGCAGCCCCTGGAAGGAGCCACCCAGCAGGGTCATGTCCGGGTATTCCTTCTGACCCAGCGCATTTTTACGCATGGACAGTGCCAGGGCATTGGTGCTGGACATCAGCCAGACCGCACCGGTGGGCTGCAGGTTTGCTGCCACAAACTGTCCAAACGCAGCCTCTGCATCCGCATCCGGGTTACCGGTTGATGCCGTGCCCTTCACATCATGGGTGATGGACGCCGGGGAGACATCTGCCACTGCGGCTTTTTTCGGGTCCACAAAGTCTGTATCCAGACGCGCCACCACCGCTTCCGCCAGCGCATTACGGACCAGTGCATCAGCAGCCGGACTGGAAAAACGGATCAATTCTTCCGTCAGTACCGCAATGGCCGACACCTTCGCATGACTGAAGGTGATGGATTCAAAATCAAACTTCGTCAGGGGTTTTGCCTTACCCTCACCCACCCAGCCGGCAGCACCGCCGGACACCTGGGCGTGCACACGGATATTGAATGGCACCTGACGAAGTGCAGGGATCCCGCCCTGACCAAATCGCCCGATAATGGTCTGCGGACGCAGGTAATCAATAAAGTCCTGTGCGTATTCCTGATATTCAGACAGGCTGCCTGCCCACTGCGGATCCGTGGTGGTCCCCGCGCCCACTGCCGATTTCAGGACATGATGCAGACGACTGTCATCCGGATACTGACGACGGGCCACTTCCAGGGCTTCAGATCGGACGCCTTTAGCCGCAGCCAGCGATTTGGCAAAGCGGGCGAAGCCAATCCCCTTATCCAGTTTCTGCTCCACACGGATCACCGGCGCAGAAGCCACCGCGGCCACATTCCCGTTACCGGCCTGTTTCACCGGCTGCGCCGTGGCGGCCTTACCGGCTTCCAGTTCACGCAGGCGCTTCAGGTGCGCATCCACCTGACGGATTTCCGCTGCGGTGTTGTCGTAATGCTCTTCCTCCTCCACATCCAGCGTGCGCCCTTCCTCTGCGGCTTTGGTCATGACCTCCTCAAGGGAGGCTGCCAGCGCTGCACGCTTGTTTTCAAAACTTTTAATCTGTTCGCCAATATTCATTATGGTCTTTTCCTTATGAAAAACGGTTGTTGACTGTGCCGCAGCGCCGGCAGAAGATGCGATTTTCACCACCGGTTTCCGGTTGCCGGACGCGGCAGAAAACGGGCGGTCGTAAGATTTAATGGTCCGGATGGTGCATTCCGCATTCGCGGGCACGGTGACGGCAGACACCTCCATCAGTTCCCAGCGCAGAAAATGCAGTCCGCCTCCGTCCAGAAAGGTGTATTCATGGGGACGGAAGCCCACGGACAGCCCCCTGACCAGCCCGGTCTTAATGGCCGCCCAGACCTCATCCAGCCGGGCAGCCAGTTGCGACGGCATATCCGGTACGGGCTTCACCAGTGTTGCCGTGATTTCCAGCCCTTCGCTGACCCGGCGCACCGTACACTGCCCCACCGGGCGGGAATGGTCATGCTGCCAGAGAAACGGGATCGCACTGCCAAACTCCGCGCCCTCCGGCTCCAGGATGTCACCATCCCGATCCGGAGAAGGCGTTGACGCAATCCCGGTGATCACCCGTTCATCCTCACTGAAGGATTTCACCGTCAGCAGGGAACAGGCCCGTTTAAGAGTCACATCAGCCTCCTGAAAATAAAAAAACCGCCGGAGCGGTTCGTGATGGTTACAGTGTGAACAGGGTTATATGAAAAAAACCGCATATTCTTTCTTTTTCGGTTCCGGGTTAAGGGACATCAGGGAGACCGCATTGAACAGCGCCATCAGCGGGTCAATTTTTCCCCGTCCACTGGCCTGTTTGGTGATAAGAATGGCGTTACCTTTAGGCTCCACCCGGGCATTGCCGACACACCAGGCCATCAGGGGCTGGTCACCATGCACCAGCACCCCTTCAGCCAGTTTGCGCTCGGTGGTTTTAATGGCCCCGCCCAGTTTCCAGCCCTGGCTTATCCCCACCACAATTCCGTCGGGGATCCCGGCTTCCGCCAGTGAATCCAGAATCTGCCCCACCCCTGACGGGTCAATACCGATATGGTCCAGTAACTCAGCCTCATGAATGCGACGCACATATTCCGCCACTTCCGCCGTGTCATCCCCGACACGCCGGACAATGGTCATATCTCCACAGGCAACAAGATCCTGAAACCGGGACGCCTCGCTCTTCCGTCGGACCACCGCGGTTTCATGCGCCCAGGCATGGCCCCAGCCCAGCCATTCGCGGGTCTCCCGGTCACGCCCAATCACATACATCCCCAGCAGATCATCCAGCCCTCCGCCGTCAATCCCCACCGTCACCACATCAGCACGACGCAGGATATCGTCCAGGCTGATACAACGGCCCTGCTCTTCCCAGAAATCAGCCCCCGCCCAGCGGTCAGAGCGCAGGGCAAGACCAATTTCCACATTGGCGTGTTTTGACATAAACCCCCGGAATGTCTCTTCACCGGCTTCCCGGGCTTTACGGTACTCCCGGTACAGAAAGGCCTCATCCACTGAATAGCCGAGATTCGGATTGACCATGGCGAGGTTTTCCATCAGCAGGTTAGCCCCGCTTTCCACCATTTCAGGAGGGTGTTCAAATATCACCGGCAGAAAGTGCGGATCATGAATTTTGCCGTCGCGCACATCCCGGGCGTACTGCAGTTTCTGTCTGAACACCCCGGCGGGCGGTTCATTCGACTGGGTGGTCGTATACACCACAAACCCTTCCGGGCGGGAGGCAAGGCCGCCTATGGCTTCACGTAACATGTCCTCCGCCTTGCACTGCTTGCCAAACAGCCACAACTCATCAATCAGCGTACCCACGGACTTGATACCGGACACCGTATTCGGATCGGCTGCCACCACCTTCAGGG